CTGCACATCTGCTTGAAACTTCACACGTTGTTTGAAGGAAAGATCATAGCTGTCCTGAATATCTTCAATCTTAACACCTTGGTCCATCAAACGCTTAACACTACCATCAACTACATACTGAGCCATCCACTTACCATCTTTAAAGTAGCGCCGCTTGTATGCTTTACAGAATAAAGGCTCAATGCCCGTGGTAGTTTCCGAAAGAATACCAATAGTCCCAGTGGGGGCAATAGCCCGCACACCTTTAGGCACAGCCACGCCCAACTGCTTAGCACCAATGAATGCAGCAGCTTGGGACTCTTGTTCATACACAGCAAGCCACTTGTGCATCTCGGGAGTTACGACATACTGCTCGCCTCGAAGCATAAGCCACTCGTGAATACCGCCCAGACCTAGACCAATTCGATTATTCTTAGCGCCGACCTCTTTGATTCGCTCGGTGGGTACCTCAGAGTAGATACCACCACACAATAGAAATAGGGTGGACACCTTAACTACATCTGCAAACTCTTTACGAGTACGGCAGCGGTTCATCCACACAGTCCCAAGATTACACTTGTCGCTATCATCTTCACTTACTACCTCAGTGCAGGCATTACGTAAGCTCTCGTTATCTTTCATAAAATTGAAGGCCATGCCAGGCTCAGCAGTAGAGAAGGCCTGCTTACAGTTGTCAAGCCACACCTTCTTAGCATGTTCATGCTTAGGGTGAGAAGGATTCTCCATAGCAATAAAGAACTCAGTGTCATAGTTGACAGAGATATTAGTAAGCTCCATGCTTACAGGAAAGTTGAAGTCCTTATCCTTAGCAGCCTTAATCTCTAGGCTGTGGTCCTTGAGGTGAATGAATTTAAATACATCAGGATGACTCCAGGCAAGTCCTGCCCAGATAGCTGAGCGACGTTGGCCACCTTGCATGATGTACCGACCAGCCTCATTGACCATGTTCATTAATGCAATGGGTCCTGTACTGGTACCGCCTGTACGGCGAATGATGGCACCCTCCTCGCGCAGGGCAGAGTAATCAAACCCAATACCACCACCTGTCATGAGAGCTGCTGTAGCCTTCTGTAGAGCGTCAGCCCAACCTTCACGGCTATCCTCAGCACGGAACAGGAAACAGTTATTCACTTGGTGATAGGGACGACCTGCTGAGTAAAGGTAGCGTCCACCCGGAATAAACTTACGTTCGATCATATACTTAAGGATGCGTTCTTGGGTAGCTGAATCTAATAGCTGACCACATACAGCGCTAACAACTCGCTTGCATGTGTCTTCCCAGTTCTCTTGTCCATTAAGGCTATACTTCTGTTTATAGATATCCTGACTAAATTTGTTAGAGAACACGTCGTACATGTTTATCCTTGGTGATGAAGTTAAGGTATTACTCTATCACATAATCTAGCGTTTGTCAATCAAGTACTCATAAACATGCTTAGGTTGCATTCTTTTAATTGCACCAAACACAATATCCTTATAACACTCAGCTCCTTTATTACGGTACCAGATCTTCTTACCATTAACTTCAAAGAATGCTGTACCTTGTTTTTGCTTACCTACATAAGTAAAGTTAGCTGCCCTATATAAAGTACCTTCGTGTCCTTGAGCAGGGTCAGCATAGCTTATAATAGACTTTGCACCCTCTGCTTTAAGTTGTCTAATGCACTGAGCAATAAACCAGGAGCCGGTATTCTTTACAGTACCATTAAGACAAAATCTTTTAAGCTCATAGTCATGCTTAACTTTACCAACAGGAGAACCAAAACAAGCAACACCTTTTAGAACTCGTTTGTCCCACAATAAAAAGATTTTATTACAACCTCTAGGCATCGACTTTAAGTAATGAAATTTCCCCAGGAAAAGTCGTACGGGCAAAGTAATACTAGTACCTCTTGTGATAAAGTAGTTCATGGTGTCAAGTACCCGTGTGCTGTTAGGACATCCACAGTGGCCTGGGCATAGCACATGGCTAAGAAGTTATCCACGTTATGCCGGTCAACAGCACGCTCGTTATAAAGATACAGCGCCTTAAGTTTAATCTCAGCTATCAGCTTATCAGTTAGTTTCATAGTCTACTTTCTTAGTCCAAGAGAAAACCCATTGGCCCCAAAACAATTCTTTATACTCAGCATGCCAGTATAAGCAAGGCTTCCAGTAGAAGCCGCTAACACAACCCTTATACATTTGAAACACGAGGCACCTTAGCTCTAGCTGCTACAAGTTTATCCATCAGTTCCCAATAGATATCATCATCAGGCTCGCAGTCCTCATTAATGAAATTATCTAATGCATCAATTAATTCAGCTTGAGGATAGAACTGAGCAAAGAATTTCCAGGTAGTATCTCTAGGGACTTCGTTCATAATTTGTTTTTCTAGGCAGATATCTAGTTCATCGTGCTTATCTCTCGCCCACTGTTCAATCGGCTTCATCAGTAAGTCCTCCTATTAAAGAATCCATTGCCTCATGTACAAGTACACCATCAATGGCAGTTGCTTTGAGCACTAAGCTTTGCGATGAATACTCATACACCAAAGGCATAGTGTCTAGATATGCAGTATGGCTATCTGCTTTCTGTTGAAGAATAGCTGCTGCACCCTCTCCATAGTATTTAATATAGCGAAGGGCAGTAAGGTAAGCATCGCGCTTAGCCGTACGTTCTACTTGTTTAGTAAATGTAACTTCTTTATCCATTACTCACCTCCATATAAAATCTTAAAGTCTTGTTTAGCTTTAGCTATTCCCCATAGTAAACTATCTGTAAAAGTAGCCCACTCTACATTTTCTTGTTCCCACTTTCTATAGACATCGGAAGGAAATTGCGGAGGTTTAGTAGGTAGTTCATTAGTTTTATGCATATGCTTAGTTCGAAGTGCCAACATAGTCTCATGGTATTGTTGAGCAGCAAACGTTAAAGATGGTCCACCTGTCATACCTTCTCCAACCGATACATGCCACCCTCAGTTTCAATCAGCATAGCGCCTTCATTCTCTAACATTACATTTACTACCGGGCTGGTACGGATATACTTCCAGCCTCGACCGTCAACTCGAACAGCAGTGCCGCCCGCCCAATCGTTTTCAGGAGGAAGGTCAACAACACTAAGCATACCTACAATCCTATCACCTACGCCAACACTCCAGTTGGCTCGCTTGGAACTAATCTTCTCCAGGCTAAACTCTACATCAAGGGACGCCATTTGTTTTAATTTATCAATCATACTATTTTCCTTTTCCGATAAGATCACACCAATCAGAATGATACATCAAGTTATCATCTCGTCCTAATGTAATAGTAATACCGCATGTACACTTAGGCATAGCTACAATGTCCGCAGCTTGCCAGCCCACAACCCGATAGTCATAAGCCCGAAGCCCGGCATTAAAGAACCGTGTATAGTTCTTATCGAGCCACTTGTCCCACTCAGTAATATCATATGTACTGATAGACAGCGCATCCTTACCGCCGTTAATCAGGATATTGTTACTAGCATATAGAGTAAAGCCCTTGATACTATTAAGGAAATCATATACCGTAGTACAATCTTCCTTAAGTGTCATGTCAGATATGATATCAAAACGATCTACATTGCTTCCGTAAAACATTCTGCATCCCATCCCTCAATAGATTCGTATTTAAACTTAACCCCATAAACGTAAGCTCCGGTATCACTATCATAAGTAGTAGCACTACTTTCATTAAGAGCGGTTCTAAGGACATAACCTAAGAACACATAGTGATTAGATTTAAGTTTAATGGGTAACCAAGCAAAGTATTTATGAGGTACAAACCAACCCTTTCGGCGGGCCAAGGCAACGCTATCTTTTACCTTATCTGCTTTAGATTTAAATCGAATGTGCATATCACTTACCCTTCTTTATGATTACATTACCGTTCTTATCAAATTCCAACTTGTTAACCCACTTATCAAAGCACTTAATCATTGCTTCCTTGGGACGTGGTGTGGGTACTTCCTTCTTACACATTGTCATAATGGCAGCAGCAATTAACTCATTCATTGTCTAGCTCCTCAAATAATTCTGCGTCTCGGCAGGCCTGCGTAATCTCATCAGCAAAGTGATCGCCTAAGAACCACATAAGATCCCGTCCATCATAGGAGCAGGCCTCTAGATCCGCATAGGAATCCTCACCGTCGCTGTAGATGTTGGCTCTAATGTCCAGCACTACACCCTCCTCAGGAATACTTAACAGCTCAGCGTAGGCCTCGCTGTACTTACTCCACTCCAGACTTCCTTCCCCGGAGCTTTTGATATTTACTTTCACGAGCGCCATACTCATTCTCCCAATTATAATGTTTACGTTTATGCAGAGGCTTAGTTGATTTGCTGTTCTTACCTTCAAGAGCTAGGACTTCTTCATCAAAAGGGAAGTCCCAATCATCAAGGGCATCCATGGTAATGTCGCCATCAAGTAGTCTCTGTAGTTGCTTCGGGTCCATCCGACTTCTCCCTTTTTTCTTGTTCGAATGTTACGCCCATTGCAATTAATTGTTTCTTAAGCAATCGCTTAGTGATGTAATGTTCCTTACCTTTAACAGTAAGCAAGAAGTCACCGGATGCTGCATCTGTGATAGCGCCCTCCTTCATTGAAGGGGACATGTGAACTTTAATGCTACGGTCTCCGGCTGTGTAGGTTTGAACCGAGGTCCAACTCTTGTCAGCGTTCTTAGAGTAGCGAATACGATTAGTGCTCATAGTAAAACTCCTTAGTGTAATAGCGATCCATAACAAGCATAACACGCTCGTCCTGAAAAGAGGTAGCAGTTTCTTCTGTATCATGTTGAGGGTAGGTTAGACAGAAGTGATTGTAAAGTACATCATGGATGTACTCAATGGCGGCAAGACTATCCATAGTCCTGGCACGCTCATAGTTCGGCTGCACTCGACTCTTGATGTCATCGGCATTGAACACAAGCCACTCCGCCACTGAGTAAGGATTCACTTTAAACCAAACCTTTCTCGTACAATATTGTCAGAGGTTACAGGATCATTGCCTACAACCCATCGTTGATATACATAGGTAAGGAACAAGTTCATTGTCCACATACCTGAAATAAGAATCACAAGCTTCATAAGATCTACTACCATTTAATACCCTTTCCAAAATAAAAAACTTCTAGCTTAGTTAAGTAGTCCCTAAGCAATTGGAGATCCTCTACTCTAGGATCATCCTCATGCATATCTCCTACTACATTATGTAGAAGATCCTGTCCCAAAGTTAATGGGGATGGAGTATGCATAAGATGTTCCGCCCCAGATATCTGTGCTGTAACGATTTTTAAGTGACGCTCCATTTAACTCCTTCTCTAGTTCGATGACTCGGTGTTCAAGGTATTCCACATAAGAATCCTTGTCAAGACAAGTGAACTCTTTCTTAATAACTTCGACGGGTACTTCTTTAACCACTGTCTTAATTTGTTTACCTTTCCAACGCTCAAGCATATTACGTTCGAACTTATTCATATCAACTCCTTAGTGGAAGTAATACATAGGATCAATCGACACACCACTTGAAGTCAACTGTAACGACTGACTACCAGCACCAGTCTGTGCATAGTCCAAACGAATAGTGTGAACACCACGACGTAGATACTTAGAGCCAGTAACCATAGTAGTACCGTGGTTGTTATCGTTGTCAATAACTTTAACACCATCAATGTACAACAAGGATGCATCATCACTGTTCAACTCAAACCCATAGTGAGCTGACTCAAGGACAACGATCTGTCCTGAACAACGAAGCAGGTACATGTTCTTATACATAGCTCGCAACGATGTAGGCAACACATTCATACCATCACTGATAGGAGAGTCGGGCTGATTAAACAAACCTTTGTACAGGTAAGTAGCCACTGTAGTAATACCCGACAGAGTATTGTGTCCACCGATAGAGGATTGAATACGATCACCACCAGTGATACTATACAAGGTACATGACAGACCGTTGCTCAGCATGGTTTGACCCAAGCCAAGACGATAAGCATTCTCATCGGCCAGTACAGAAGCAATGTCTGCCTCAGTAGGAGTAGCAGGGACAGGAGTAGGGCTAACTACTACAACAGCACCGTCTGCTCCCGGAGCACCGACAGCGCCAGTGTCACCCTGATCACCTTTCATGATATGAACACCACAACCAGACAAACCAAACGCCACCGCAACAATTGCAAACATAACAAACATCTTCATTTAAATCTCCTTAGTTAAAATAATTAGTGCTGCAAAAAGAAATCTTCTACTTCTCTATTAAACATAACTCGATTATGTAAATTTGCTGTTCCGTTAAATACACCAAGCTCCTTTGCTTTAAGTAGTAATTGATAGGCATCTACATAGCGTTGTAACATTTTAATTAAATCAGTCATAGCATTCTTTCTTTAATTTACGTAATGCACTTGGACATCTCACTCGTAAGCTCTCCTTGTTTAAGTTTAAT